CAGGTACAGCCCTCCACCGATGCTCGTGGGGAGTGTCAACCCCTCCGCGCTCGTAAGGCCGCTCAGGTACAGCCCTCCACCGATGCTCGTGGGGAGTGTCAACCCCTCCGCGCTCGTAAGGCCTCTCAGGTCAAGACCGTCGCAATGCTTTGCCATCTCCTTCATCAGGCCCCACGGAGGCATTGAAAGAAGGACGGCGGTTTCAGACTCGACTGCAACAGAACCATCGGGAGGGTTCCCGAAGCACTTGGCCCACCCCGAATGACCGATGTAGTCTTTCCAGTTCAACGGTTGCGGATCACCAGACTTTTCATGAGCCGCAATGATGTCGGCGTCCGTGTGGTATTTGACTGTTCCATCAGGAAACTTGTACCCGCTAGGAAATTCACACATGGGAAACCTCCGCTTTTCTCGCTTTCTTGAGGGCAAGACCCTCGTTCAGCAACTTCCCGTTCGTCGTGGAACACTTGAACTTCTTCCAAACATCCTCGACGGCAGGGACCGTGGAACAGAAAGACAGTTCAGTGATGAGTGTCACTTGAATACCTTCACGCCTTTAGGAAGCGTCACGCCCTTGAGGTCGCAACCGCTCACGTACAGCCCGCCCTCGATGGTCGTAGGAAGCGTCACGCCCTTGAGGTCGCAACCTCTCACGTCCAGCCAGCCCCCGATGGTCGTAGGAAGCGTCACGCCCTTGAGGTCGCAACCTCTCACGTCCAGACTTCCCTCGATGGTCGTAGGAAGCGTCACGCCCTTGAGGTCGCAACCTCTCACGTCCAGTCTGTCACAATGCTTCGCCATCTCTTTCATCAAGGAGAAGTCGGGCATGGACAACTTGCAGGCTTCTGAGGACTCCACCGAAACCGATCCATCAGGAGGGTTTCCAAAGCACTTTTCCCACCCTGAATGACCGATATAGTCGGCCCAATTCAAAGGTTGCGGATCTCCTGACTTCTCGTGAGCCGCGATGATGTCGGAATCCGTGTGGTATTTCACCGTCCCGTCAGGAAACTTGTAACCGCTTGGAAATTCACACATGGGAAACCTCCGCTTTTCTCGCGTTCTTGAGGGCAAGACCCTCGTTCAACAACTTCCCGTTCGTCGTGGAACACTTGAACTTCTTCCAAACATCCTCGACAGCGGAGGCGGAGGAGCAGAGGAGCAAACTCACCTTGAGGTCTTGGATCATGTTGTCGTCCACTTTCGCGGGGTCCGGCTCGGTCTTGGGTTCCGTGACGGCCTCGACGACCCCCGCCTGATACGGGACCGACTCGGCGGCTTGCTCGGCGGGAGGGATGTACTCCGAACCATCGGGGATGTCCTCGATCTCGTCCTTCGTGTATGCCGCTCCCCCCGTGATGTCACCAAAAAGACGGTTTGCCATCCTCGTGACGGTTCGCCAGTAGAGCATATTTGCGGGGTCGCTCCACGTCGCCTTCGCCTTCCACGCCTTCGCGTCCTTGTCGTAGTAGGTGTCCCACTTGGACGCCTTCGCCTCGGCCATCGTGACCGTGAAGTATTGGAAGTCGGAGGTTTTGTTTCTCCGAGCCTTGATCTTGCAGAGGGTGGTCGTGTTTTCTTCGGTGATGATCTCTGCCTCTGGAAGGCGCTCATAGATGAGTCCGAGGATGAAGTTACCCATGAACCCAATCCGGCTGTGTTCTTCGCGTGTGACGGGAAACATCCCCTGCCAACCCCGCATCGGATGAACGCCCATCTCTCGGGCCTTCAACGCGACGACAAGGGCCTCGGCTCCCGTTCGATAACCAGGAGGGAGCATATGGGCATCCACGAGGGCCTGTGCTTGTGTCTTGAGACTTTCGAGGACTTGAACGGACGGAAGTAACCTGTCGGCTTGCTCAACAACTGATAATTCGTTGCTCATGTTCTCTCCTTGAGGGTGTGTTACAGGAGTCTACTGCTTACCGCCTTGCGTACTCCAATTCGGAATTGAAGGATTTATTTAACTGCGACAAACGGGACGCGCTCTTCATCCATGAGCTTTACGATAGCCAAAGCGACCGCCTTGAGAGCGGCCCGTTGGGCGTCCGTCCCTTCGTGGTCCCAGAGATACAAGGCGTCATCGATCCGGTTCAATGCTTCAGCCGTGCTGATGGAGTTCCTTGGCATCTTATCCCCCGTCCTTTATGTTTGATGTTACCTGCTAGTTCGGTTGTCTGTTGGAGGTTGCCGGGTGATCCCCCGAGGGGGAGTTATCTCTTCGCTTCGTTAAGGATGATCAATTTCGCCAAGTCTTCGCAAAACGTGTTTGCTTCCTCCAACGAAAAACGAACGTGAATGTGTTTCATCCCTTCACCCTTGAATGACATATGAATAGGTCTGGCAATCAACCCTTCCTCCCCGACAGAATAGGCGGTTACTTGCCGTACCTTTTCATCTCCCCGGCTGATCGTCGCGTCAATCATTTTCTCCCCCGTCCTAGTTATTGATCGTCTACCGTACGACCCCCAAGGGGGTTATTTCAGCATCCTGACAACGTACTGACGAAACGTTTTGGTTGATTTAAACGGTCCCGCCTGCCCGTTCCCCCGATGTTGCATATAGGCTCCATTAACCAACTCGAAAACACCCTCGTTTTCGTTGTTGGTAGCAAACTGACGACCGTTGACGACGATTTGATTTTTCATCTTTCTCCCCCGTCCTGTTTATTCATCTGATGATAGCGTATCACTGGTGCATTTAATTTGTAAAGAGAAATGACAACAAATAACACACAACGGGATTTTGCAATAGGATGCGATTTAAGGCGTTTATGCCTTAAAAGTATACAAGCGTATATTAAGGCTAAAATAATCGACTAGACGGTGAGTTAGAGGGCAAAACGTGGCATCAGCGGAGGCATACCGACAGTCCGGCATAGAAACCGGGGGTTTGTGGGAGAAATAGGCTAGACCACTTCTGACACACTCCAGCCGACACCGTTACGTTGTGGAGGTAGTCGAGGGCAAAGTCGGGGCCGAGAAGGATTTTATTTCTGCTCGTCATCGTTTCCATCCCGAAACGGTGAAACACAAACCAACGCGCACCGGCTACGGGTTGAAATTCTCCCGAGTATGAAAGCCCCGCCTTTGGAATGAACCGGAGTCCTACCTTGTGAACGTTCAGTTTTCCCCCCGGCTCTACTGCGGGAATCCATCCGGGGTAAATCTTGATAGTGACGGGTTTCGTGACCGTGACCGGAGTGCCGTTGATATCTTGGATGGTGGGGATCTCGGTTGACTTTGGTGATGGTTTGATAAACAGGTATCCGTTGAGCAGGAGAGAAACGAGGAACAGAATCCCGACCACGAGCGCGAAAGAATCATTCTTCAAAGAGCGCTTGTACCACTTCCACGCCTTGCCTAGGTAAGGCCCAACCTTCGACACGTTGGCGATTATCGCGGCCCATGTAATCATGGCTCGACCCCCTGTTTTTTTGCAAACGCTATCCACGGCATGACGGAGTAATCAAGGACACATTGTGCGTAAGTCTTTCTAACTCTGCTCCCGTTCGGCATCCTAATGTTCATCCAATACTCTCCGCGCTTTTCTCCTGTAGGTCCAGCCTTGTAAGCGTTAAGACCTCTTTTTAAGTCGTTCTCTTTCAGGTCGAGGCACCAACGGAGATATGCGACAGACACATCAATATTCAGCGCCGGGTCGTAGAGGAGTTCACGTCCAGTAATATAAGGACGTTCCCACCCTAGATTATATTTAGTGAAGTCATTAGCCGTTGAAACTTTTAACTTCCCCATCCCAAAGCACCACGAGGAAATAGGAAGGACTCGGCTACCGCTTCCGGTCTTGTCCACGGTATTCTGAAACCCCGCAGACTCCCAACCGATGAAACCTACAACGATATTAAACGGTACGTCCCACTTGCAGGAGGCGTCGAACATGGCCTTAACGTATAAACGCGCTCTCTTTTTTGTTATACAGGGTTTGCAGTTCGTTTTTTCGTCGTGCTTGTAAATGACGTAGTTTTCAGCCGCGACAAGTAAAGGCTCGACCTCCTGCGTTTCCGCTGTTACTGGGTAGGTGAGGAGCGCGAGAATCAGCGCGAAAGTGAACCTCAAGCGACACCGTTCCGAAGTATCTTTTTCGTCTTGGATTCCACGTCGTAGAACGCAACCTCTCCATCAAAGTGTCCGTTGGGGAGCGATATGTGAAGTGTGTTCTTTTCCATCAGCAATTGTCGGAACCGTGGACGCCGAGGGACTTCCCACCCCCAAGTCGTCAACCTGTGAAGAACGTCCATTCTCCTTCTCTCAAGTCCTTGAAGGTCGAAGTCAACCGCGCAACCGCTCATGTGCTGGCTGACGGGAGATCCACCCACGGCCTTATTCACTTCCTCGCACCTGAACCCCGAATGAATGACTATAGGCGTATCGAACAGTTCACGGATAGGTTCTAGGATTTCGTGCGCCACCCTGCGGAGGTTCGTGATAATGGGTTCCTGGGTTGCCAGAAGGTAGTTCCTGTCTGACATACCGGGAACGCTAGTTATCGTTAATTCCTCAAGCGTGAAGTGCGGTGAAAGGTTCACAGTGCCTCCTAGTGGGTAACGTGATTCCAAATCAGGACGAAGATTGTCAGCAACGAAAAGCCGAGCAGAGTATACAACATTCCCACCGCCGCCTTTTCGATCCTTCTGACTGAGTTGTTGAGAGCAATTAGCATTATCCCCATCCTTTCGAGAACGGTCATCTCCACGGTGCGCCACATTCTAGGACTCGCCTTTATCTGAGTCCTCAAACCTTCCAACCCCATCGGGTCGTCGTCGGGATGTGTCATTTCGCTCCTATCCCTGCTTTTTGAAATCTTCAACGATGGATCTTCCCGTTAGAATCGCCTGGATCACACACAGGAAAGTCAGGAACGCGGAGAACACGGCAAACTCAGGCTTATAAATGCAAGCCATGACGTAAGATCCTGTTCCAGTAATCAGCGTAGAGAAAAACGCTGTCCAAGACCTCCCCGAAAGTGTAGAAATGTCCATTGTCATCCTCCTAGAATTTTTTCTTGACCGACACTCTCGGCGCTTTTGGCGTAGAGAAGTCAACGTAAACAACGCGAGAATCGGAACCCCACAGTACATAGGACAGTCCGATTGAGGTCAGCACTCCCGCCGAAACCGCCGTCAAGTCCTTGTAGCAGAAGTGACGCTTGCAACCTTGCTCGGCAGGAAGGACGTCGAGGACTTCTTTCCCGACTCCCGCCATCATTGCGGCAACCCCTCCGTAGAATCTGCACTCCCCACGGGTTGAATCTTTTGAAAGCGACATGAAAGACTCAATGGCCGTTGAGATGACGAACCCGGCCTCGTAGTGTTGCAGTTTGTCGGGACTGTGCCAATTGTCCCCCTTCGCGCATTTCAGGTATCCTGCGGCGAACAGGTTGGCGGCACACAGGAAGATAACCGACGTCAGGAGCAGGTGGAAAAGTATTCGTTTCATGTGTCCTCCTAGTTGAAGTGAACGACGGATTTTATCGACGTCGTGTATGTGTTCGCCGTTGCCTCAAGCGGATGCCCTATTTCCTGGTTGTGTTCTATTATGGACGTGTCGGTATCGAACACAGCAACTCCATCCGTTGCTCCCGTCCGTAGGTATCCTGTACCTAGAGTGACCGGCCCCATTGCGTTCACATCTGCTATTCCGCTTTGAACAACCCATACGATACCCCCGTCTGTAACCCCTGACGAGTACATGACGCCTATGGGGTATTTTGTATTCGCGGGAGCAATTGATACTGCGTTATTCGTTGTGGGAGAAACACCGAGGACCGTTCCCTTGGATGAAGTGGCCCCAGTCTTATTCAAAAGTAGAACGGCGTATCCTCCCTCTGTCGTCATCATTGATTTTGGGTTTTGGATTGTCCCGCTAAACCCCGCAGAGGTTCCGGTAACGCCTCCATTGTAGGCAACGGTTACACCGCCGCCCCTGCCCTGCAAACGAAACAAGTCGCCAGTCTGTAAAGACGTTCCGATGACTGTCAGGATATTATCGGCATCGTGGAACGCCCTCATTACGGAAGCGCCCGTGCTATCCAAAGCGCCGATGAATAGTTTCCCCGTGTCGGCCATGTATGCCACAACGCTTCCAATGGCGTTCTTCCAGACCTGTATCACGCCGGAGGTCGAGGGATAGGCGGGGAGGCCGAACCGTTGCGCTATCGTGTTGTATATCTTCTTGTATTCGTCCCCGGTTGGGTCGAGGTAGCCGTTGAAGATGATGAGGGCTATTAAATCTCCATTTAAATTTGAAGTACCTGAGTTGTTAGACATAATAGAAAATGTTCTTGAGGAGTTTGTTGGAGCAAAGGGTCCGGTTAATCCAGTAACTTCTGTAACGGAAGCTCCGTTTGTATATATTCCCTGCGCTCCGCCGTTTCTATATATTGAAGAAATGGAATAGTTTGCTGTTAGTCTTGTTCCACTTCCTTCATTTACGACATCGGGTCCCCAGTTAAAAAATTGGAGATTGGCATTGTTGGCATAGAACAAAAACCTGTTTGTTGTGTTTGGGTCTTGCAAATCCAAAATGACTTTAGATGCAGACGATGAGTTTATTCTTGTCACAAAAAACGCAGTTACCTGAGTAACTCCAACATTTATGATTGACTGAGGGACAACCGAAGCGTTCATGTAAGAGGTAACACCAGCGTTGTTTCTTAAGCATTGATAACCATTCGCCCCCGTTGCCGTTAGCGGCCTATTCCCGTCTGTGGCCTGAACAAAAGCAAGCGTAACCCCGTTCGCAATTGATGTGACACCATGAAACTTCGCTCCGACAATAGACACGTTGGACGAATCGGCGGGATCAACAAATACTGTGGTCGTGACACCTCCAACCGTATAATTCTTTATCTCATCCCATGTATAAGTCCCCGTACTCAAGTACTGCTTCGCTGACAGGGAGGGGGTTGTTACCGACTTCGCAACGAAATCCCCCCTCGTTGTCGTGTAGGACTTCCCATTGGGAGTAGGTGAAACAACCACGTTCCATTGATCGGCGAACGCCGTACCTGCCATCATCATCAGAATCAATGCGAGTCTCATATATCCTCCGTTGGCGCTTGTAGCATCATTTTCCAGTCGTTCACAGTTGAACCAGTCAATGCCTCGTAACTTGCTCCCATAACCGTATCAATGTACCTGTCTCCCGGCCATCTAGGAAGGACTGTCCCGATTGGGGAAACCGTCCCCGTCTGAGGAATACCATCCCCAGTCTCACAGATGATCCTCCACACCCCTCCGTCGTTGTCATATCGGAGCGTCACAGACCGCCCCGGAAGAACGACATAGTTTGCGTTGGTATAGGAGTTTATCCGGTTGGCCGCTTGGCACGACTCCGATAGGTGAGTCAGGAGGAAATAGTATTCGGTGGGGTTGAAGATGGAAAGCGTCCGTCCAATGGCCCCGGTCTGTATTCCGTTTATCTTCCATCCCGCCACATCAGGGACAACGAGCAGGGAAACGGTAGAAGCCAGCCCCGTCACCGTGAAGTCATTCACATCGGCTGTTAGGTTCTCCCCGACTATCCCTCCTCCGAATTGGGCAAGAGGAGCAACCGGGACTCCGCTGTCCTCGACCTCTCCTCCCGTTCCAATAAAAGCCGGAATATTCCCATCCGTTGGGGTTATCGAGTAATCGTAATCAACCAGAATCTTCCGCTCGTAAGTCCCACCCGTTCCCTGCTGGACGGTCAGTTTCTTGACGTACCCCACAACCCCGTCCGGTATAAAGATGTTCGCATACGTCGCCGCGTCGGGAGGGGCGTAATTGATCGGATGGATGTCGATGAATCCGTCGAGTACCATTTTCAGAACAAACGTCCCGCTTCCGGCTGGATTCTCTACTGTGTGAAAACCTGCGGAACCAGAGGAGGATTGGGTTGTCACCCGAAATGCGGACCCGTTCGCCAATGATACGTCGATATTTGAATTCGCATCCCTGGCCCACAGGGTTAGAGTCTTGGAGCCTGTCGTTGGTGTATATAGGATGTTCGCTGTAGTATTTCCGCGCGTATTGAATAGATTCCAGAAATTCCAAACACCCGGGGAACGGGCATAGATAAGCGCTGTCTCGTATGGACCCAACACTTTCGAGGTGGTCCCGTCCTCAAAAGCCTGGTTTTCCTCCGTTACAATTGTCGTGTACCCTCCCCCCTCGTTGTACACGGCCCCGTGCCAAGTCACCGTTGATCCCCAAAAGTCGTCCTTCACCTTTATCGTGGAACCCGAAGAGCTTGCAAGAGACTTCATAAGATGGTCGTACCGCGACAGATATACCGTGGCCCCGTCTACCACTTCATTCAAAGCGAGAGCGTTAAAAGCGTCTATCCGCCCGTTTAACGTCCCTCTGTCATCGGAATACGGTATACAGTACGGGTCCCCGTAGTCAGACCCAACTGGATCGGTCCCGCCCCTCTCGTGCGTTGTTGCGTGAAGGGCCGGAAGTTCTGTTGAAAAATCTTCGATGGTCGCGAACGGATTTCCGGCGTTCGGATCTGTTGCCCCGTCCAGGGCGTCCTGTATATCAGGGTAGGCATCGAAATATTGCAGGGACTTTTTAACCGGGCTTATGTCCCCAGTAATAGGACGGGCCATTATTTCACCGCCCCATATTCGATTATCGAAACATGGCCGTTTGAAGGAGAGGATTGTCCGGTTAAAATGTAGGCTATCCCCGTCCCCGTCATGGCGTATTGGGTATAGTAGTATGTCGCTACAGGCGAGGAAGATGGAGCGGTAGCGGTCAGAGTCCCGAAGTTTTGCGAGTACCCAAGAGTAGGATAGAAAAGACACATAACCGAACCGTGGACGGTTGCCTGTGTAGGCGTGAAAGTCCCAGTCCCACCTGTTTTAGTCGTGTTTTTGATTCTCTCGGGGATGAAGGTATCAACGCCTCTGAAATAAACAGTCCCACCTGTTTCGTGACCAGCAACCCCTCCGTTTATTTTAAACTTGATGAAGTGCGTCCCCGAAGGAGTAGTAAAGGAACGCGCTATCAGAGTCCATGATGTCGGGTTGTTCGTTGACTCATCGTATATAATATCCGAGTCAAACCCGTTCAGGTTTTCGTCGTAGTAGACAACCTCGACCTGATTCCTCATTGTCGCAACGCTGGACTTGCTCCACCATTTCAGGTTTACGAGAGCGCCCGAACCTATGACAATGAAGTCTCGCGTTTCCGCAACTCCTCCCCCAAAGTTACCCCCTGGGGACTTCATGTACAAAACGAGAGCATCGGTTTCCGTTATCGCAGTAATCTCTATTTTTCCATTCGAGTGAGGAGTAAGCGTCCATCCGTCGGGAGTGCCGTCCCCGTCGCTGTCAATGGAAAAATCACCGTTTACAATCTTAATATACGGTAGAGTCCTTCCATATATATCGCCTATCCCTAGGATTAAATCCTTAAATAGACTTTGCCTGATAGGGGCATAAACGGTAGGTTTTGTTAGAAACCTGAATCCCATTAGTGCGGCGCTCCGTAGGTGGTTAGGTAAACTCTACTGTTAACGTCCAGAACGTAGGCAACGTCTGTCCCTCCGGTCATCTCATAGAATTTGTGTCCTACCGCGTAATCGGTAAACGTCATATCCCCGAATGACTGAGGACTTCCTTGATCCGAAACCAGGATAGTAAAGACGTGCGCACCGATTACGTTTTGCTTTGGCGTGTAATTTCCATTTACCCCGTAGGCCGTCCAGTTTTCAATAGGTTCAGGGACAAAGAAGTCAACACCGTCATAGAATGTAGTCCCTCCCTCGTTTGAATCCTCGACTCCCCCAACTAATTTAACCTTCATAAATCTTGCGGATGGGTCCGTCGTGAAGGTTCTTGCGTATAGGGTCCAGTCCGTCGCGTTGTTCGTGTCCTCGGACCAAATATCAGCGGGATCAAGAGGGTCTTTGTTTACATCGTAGTAAAGAGCCGTCACCTTGTTTGAAATGTCAGCCGCGCTCGACTTTGACCACCATTTAAGATTAAATTTCGATGATGCTGGAACGGGAATGTAATCGTCTGATATGGCCTCTCCCCCACCATTTGAATCCGTGGAGGTAAACATCAACCCAGTCTGTCCATCGGAGGAATTGGTATCAGTAGCAACCGCACCGCCCGTGTAAGGAGTTAACGCCCACCCGTTAGGGATTCCGTCTGCGTTCGTGTCCTCCTCGAACGTCCCGTTATAGACTCCCATGTTACCCGCGCCAACCTTCTCATTTAGGTATTCCATGTTCGCTACAGCATCGGTCATCAGGCTCAACTTTGTAGGATCACCGATTGCAGGAATTGTAATCGTTTTGAATGTCATTTTTCCCTCACACTAGGCAGGATGGGATATATGAATCTGGATCAGAAGAATCAGCAAACCCATTATCATCCGTCCAGTATCCGTAATTCTGCCTCGCCCAGTCCTTTATTCTTCGATGCCATGCTTTATTCCAGACAATACTACCACTCCCATATCCAGCAAGTGAAGCGAAACGAGTCGGAAGTGTTTCGGAGTCCCCAACCCAGTATCCGGGAAGATCCCCGAAACCGTGCCTGTTCCCCGCAACAACTGTAATTTTATCCATGTTCGATGGGTCGAAGGACATTGAATAGACCTCTAGCACCTCATCGAACGTGTATTTATTAGTCTCTGTGTCGAGTTCAAACTGTAGATGAAACTGCTCCGCTTGCCTCAACAACGCCGCCTTGGGGTCGTTAAACTCTATCTTGAAAACCTTGTTTATGTTCCCCTCGTAAATCATAACTTTGTTGGCGTAGAGAGCCGCATTTTCCTCATCGGATACGATTACATCTCTTTCGTCTTTTATTTCGCTCTTTTCGTCCCTTAAATACTGGTTTCTGTCCTTCTCAATGATGTAATCGACGGCCCAGTCCTCGTCGTTCCTCTTGGCATATTTGACGTGTAGGTAGGATGGTCTATTGTCTGTTTCGACCTCGACCGTTAACTCCGCGATTGAGTCCTCTTTGAAGGACGTTAGGTTTTCAACCCTCTCCGGCTCGAAAATCTTATAGCAATACTCCCCCGCCTCGTTGATATATAGATATGCCCCAACCGTGGAGTTTATCTCTGATATGGTATCCAAGGCGTTTGTGGGAGACCCCATATAGACGCAGGGAGAAAAGGAGGAAAGACGCGTATTCCCTGGGTAGTAGTATCCTCTATCCAGAATATTGTGAGCCGCGAGGAAGGACGCCGCGTTTACGTTGGTAATCCCGCAATTCGTGATTATATCTTCGACTATATCGGCGGCGTTCTGGATTAACTCTCCGTCGGAATCAACCTTCCCGGTGACGTCAACCGTAACCTCCTGCTGTCCATCCCACAGAGCGTAAATGAACCGCGCATTAGTCAGGTCAATGCTTGTAATTGCTATGCCTGATAAAACGTCGTCCTTTTCCGCTCTGGCTCTGTCTATAGAGTAAACAGAGTGACCCGCAACCTCAAACTGTTTTGTTTCGATGTTGATGCAGGTCGCCTGTACCCCGTAGACCTTCCCGTAAAGGATGGATTTAGACCTCCCCGCGTGGCTCTCGTGTAGGTTTGGAAATTCCGATCGGTCATAAACTGAAAAAGGAAGGTCTTTGTTTAACCTATCCCTAGGCTCGATCACGACTAACTCAAAGTCGTTCCCGGTATTCCACGCGTCATTATTCCAAGTGCTGAAAGAAGCATAATCGGAATAGGCCATTGTCGAAAGCCTGGTATCGCACCCCATCTTTATTGTCGTAGTCCCTGCATCCCACCGGATACCAGATAGGGAATTAAAAAACCTATCCCCGTTGGAAAGGATGACAGATCCCCCACCAATTACAGCAACCCCCTTAAATTCCTCCTCGACCCGGATATTCATGGCGGGGATTCCCTTGATTCTCCCGTCGTAATACTCCACGTTTAGAGTTCTGGATTCAGTCGAGAAATTGAACCGGAGGAATACGATTGTCGTATTGTCCCAATCGCTAGGGTCCGTTGTTGACTTTATAAATATTCTCTTTCCGTCCCAATAATAACTTGATGCAGTAGCCGCGCAATTGAGAGGACTAGTGGCAAGGGATAGAGAGGTTCCGTTAATCTTCACCCCCGAAACCGTGTATTCCTCCGGTGTAGTCCAGAGAGTCGAGGCCCCGGTTCCTTTGTCCCCTAACTGGTAATAGTTTCTCAACCCCTTCTCAAATTCAGCGGGGTCAATCGCCGTCTTAAACATGAACGAGCCAGCGAAAGACGTTGACCCTGATTCCCCGACGCCATACGTTGCCTCAAAAACGAGCATATATTTATCGACCAAAAGGTTTAAATGGGTCGCGCTTGATATCGTCTGCGTGTCAATTAGAGTCCCGTCAATTCGGATTGAGAAAACATCCCCGTCCCTAATGAGGGTCCAGATATGCCATTCCCCATCGTCGATTGTCCCAGGATCAAAGACGACTTGTTCACCGTGCAAGACAACTACATTATCAATCGCCTTGTCTGCCGTCCTGAACATGGTATCGACTTCCGCTCCAACGGGCCAAACTGTAGCGTTGTCCTTGACCTTCTTGAAAAGAAAAACCCAAGTGAAAGCGTCCTCGGCGTAATAGGTTGGCAAGGAAACCTTCTGGATTGTTTGAAAGTAGTTAGACCCTGTTAGTGTAACGCTCTTTCTTCCGTTGATTGTCGAGTCGCTACAGTTCAATGTTATCTCTGAGGCAGGATTCCATTTCGAGAACGTAGTTCCTGAAACCTTTTCCTTTATGGATATGAGGCTATCCCCATCCTCCCCTTCGATGTCCTCGGCCCAAACAGAAAAGACTAGTCCGGCGTGGATATAGGGGTTCCACGCTTCTTCCCAAACGGGTTGGTGCTTTCCTGCCGTGATTTCAGCGAGAATAACCTTTTTCGCGTTCGGCTTCGCTAGAGCGTCCGATAGTGCTGTCATTAGACAACCTCTCGGAGTTCCGTTGTCGCTTTCCAAATCGCATAGGTTCCATTCGTTGAAATATACTCAAACTCAGGGGTTTTGCTGAATAGAACGTTTATATAGTCCGTAAATGGAGAAACCGAAGTGCTGACCTGCATGAAAAATGAAGTGTGAGTCCCCATTCCCTGAGTCATTAGGTCGTATGAATCCTTTTCGGTGTCAAGCAACCCATCAAAAGACAACGACAATTCTCTATACGTCGTTTTGATGTTTGAGTAGGTCTGCCCTGGTATGCTAACGGTAACAACGGAAGGGTCCGCGATTTTCTCCTTATATCCCTTGTCAATCGGGTTCGTAGCGGAGAAAAGAGGCCCCAAAAATAGCCTTCCGATCTGTCTTGCTACCCCCGACGAAGCCTTCGTAAAAGTAAATCGCCAGTATCTATAGGTCTGTACCGTGTCCCAAACTTTCACAATCGGACCCTCAACACGCGTGAGAGTAACATCAACGGAAGGAGACGACCACGAGAGAGCCGCGTTTCCCTGGATTTTGATAACCGAATCCGTACCGAGGAGGTCGTGAGCATGACATATGAACGTCTGGATAGCGACAGCGGCCCCAAAATCAATTACGACGCTTTCCTCTGCAACACTAGTCCCCGTTTTCCAGACATTAGCAATTCTTTGATCTGCTAGATTCTCAACCGGAAATTCGGAATCCTCGGAAGAAGCGGAGAAAGTGACCGCCGACCCGTCTATAAGGTTGTTCCAGAAGTATCTCACGCGAGCGCCACCCGGATTAAACCCTTTCGTTGGAAGTCAGCAAAACCCTTTGCAACAACACGGGAGTCAACGATTAACTGAACGACCGACGCGCCCCCGGAGGAATACGCCTGATTTTCAGCGGGACTCAAAACGCGCTCCCCTTCGTCGAGCAGGTACGTTCCCTCTCTCGGGACATTCTCAAGTCCTCCGTGAGCAACGCCCTGAATAGCCGCAACGTTAGCGAAAGCGGAGGCCCCGACAGCGGCTGAAGCAATGATATTCATAGGGAAGGGAACCGATGCCATCGTTTTGTTTATAGCCGCATATGCGTCCATAATCGCGTTTCGGATAGCGGCGGCCTTTCCGATAGCAGAAAGTTCCTTATTTCCAGAATCGGCGAGAGAAGAGATAATATTCCAAGATGCTTCTGTATTTTCAGCAATATCTTTTCTTCTATTTTTCTGAGCTTCATTTTGGTTTTGAGTCTCAGCAAGAGCCGCTTTTGCTCTTATAACGCTGAATCTTTTATTTTCTTCGTCTTGTTTTTTCTGTGCTTCATATGCCGCCTTTGATGCGTTAGTCTGTCTTTTTTTATCTTCTTCTTCTAATTTCTTTTGTTCTTCTAGTGTCTTTTTAATTTCTCCCGATGCCCTGATAATCGGATCTTTTAGGTTCTTCCCGGCTTGTTCCCCACCGGCTTTAGTGGTTTCACCCCACACGTTACTAATGGATTCCATAGTTTCGGATATATTTTTACCTGCATCAACCATCGAAGTTTTCAACACACTAAAAGCGCCAGTGAAATTCCATTTCATTAGTTGCCACATACCATAGGCTATATCACCGATAACTTGCCCTAGTGTCTTGAACGCACCCGTAACAACCATTACCCCGGTCGCCATGTATTTGAAAATTGAAGCGGAGGCATCTCCAAGAGTTCTCATCCAGAAAATCATTCCGGTTCCGTCTGTTGCAAGGTTTACCATCCAATCGGAAAAAGCCTTCATAGCAGGACCGACAGACTGAACGATAGTATTAACGAAACCTGTTGTAATTGAAGTCAGTCTTCCTATGTTGTCATTTACTGCATCAATGTCTTTCCCCGCTCCGCTCTTGATGGTCTGCCCTAAAACATCGGACTCAAGCCCCATCCTCCGTAGTCCGTCAGCCCCACCATTCAACATCGGTATAAGTTCTGTCCCGATCTTTTTTCCGAAAATCATTGAAGCAAGAGCGGCCTTTGTATTTCCGCTTTGCACCTGCGAAAGCCTATCCGCAACCTCAAGCATCAATTGGTTATTGCTTTTGATGGTCCCGTCTTGATTCTTTACGCTGATCCCGAGTGCTTCATATGCTCTAGCGGCTTCCCCGGTCCCGTTGGCCGCATTAACAGCGCCAACTCCAAGGTTTCTCATTGCGGATTGCAGGGTCGTCAGTTCAATATCAGACAACCTAGCGGCATAGGCCAGCCGTGAAAATTCCTCTGTCGTTAATCCTGTTTTCTGTGAAGCCTTTTCGATAGTTCCTATATATTCCATCGACGCTTTAGCGGCAACCCCAAAAGCAACAGCCATCGCACCAGCGGCGGCAGTAAGTGGGCCTTTAAGCCCCGCCATTGCCCCCTTGAGGTCGGACAGGTCTTTGATTGGAGTTCGGAGGGCCTGGGACGCCTGGTTTTTCGCCCTGACGACTATATCAACGATTGTGGTCGCCATTATTTCCTCTTTGAGTCCGTCGTGTCCTGCTTTACCCCCGCTCCCGCTATCCTAACTAGTAGGTTGTAATCAAAGAGCGTGAGGTTCATTAATTCTATCGGAGTCGTCCCGTACCTACGAGCCAGACGGTCCAGTAGTACCATCTGCTTTTTGTTCTTGAGGAAACCTTTCGAGGTTTACCCCCTCACCTCCGTCGCGGTGATTGAAAACCTCCGCGATCAATTGATTGAGGTCATTTGCCGGGAGTTCCCACAACGAAAAGAACCCCTCTTTAGCAGGAGGTTTTTCCGCTGTAAACTTTGCCCCGTCAAAATCCAGAACGGAAGAACAGATTAGCGAGAAGATGTAAGAAAGTGATTCCCGGTCCATCTTTTCGGGATCTCCGCTCTGCACCTTTGCCAGCGTATCGGGAACGTACCCTTGCTCAAGGAAGTCATACGGGATGAGTTTCCTCATTCTCACTTTCAACCCGCACTCTTTTAGAGTAACTTCCTTGACTCGACTCCCTTGAAGTTCTCGGTATCCCATTAGGCCCCCACAGTCAGAACGGCGGTGACAGGAGAGGTCGTCCCGTCCTCGGAAGCATATGCCTTGAACGGCATCTCGATCTCGATGGGTCCATTTCCCTTGAGCGCCGGGGTCGTACCCTGGAACACGCAACGGGGAAGGGTAATCGCCAAAGACTCCCCGCTCGGACCCGTCCAAGTAAAGACAATCTCCGTTTCGGTTCCGGCGACAAACGTGTCGTACGTTCCATCAGGAACGTATTCCAGAGTCATCGTTCCCGACACCTTTGAGACTTCCCCGCGCCCGATCCCTTGGCGAAGGTGGGAACCCAAAGCGAAACGCTCTCCCGCACGAGGGCTTTCCACGGTCAATTCAAGGCTCTTGATGGTCGCCGGGGCCTCCGCGATGGTACAGGCTAGGTCGTCGTACTTGATCCCGACAAACTCTCCAACCGTCGTCTGTGTGAAGGTTGTTTCTGTTTCGTCCTCCCCGATAACCTCCATGGTTACGTTCAGGAAGTCCTCGGCCTCTTGAGCCAGTTTGAGACTTTGGCATTGACATCCTGAGTAAACAAACTGTTCCCCGTCCCGGTCAACGTAAACCGAGTAACCAGGGTCGTTCGTATCGGCTGAAATGGTATAGGTCGAAGCCGTTCCATTTCTAGAAATGCCTCCAAAACCCATCATTAGGGCCATTTCCAGAGTCTCATACGAACCCGCAAAAGCGATGGACCCCTCCACGGTTCGATGCCCCGGAACGTAGTGATTCTCCGAGAACCCACCAATCATGGGCTTTGCGATGCTTTCTTGTTTCAGCCCGATACTTTCCTCGGTGATCTCAAAGCACTTCGTAGGGTTCGCCGGGGAAGTCCCCCAAACAGTTTCAGGGGCGATTCCGAGTGACCCGTCGTATCCGAATGATGTAGGCATTTTACTCTCCTAGTATGTAAATGATACGGTCTGATACTCAAACGTCATTTTCACGAGTATCGCCGCATCTGTTTTCGAGTCCTGTTCCACCTGCATCTCATCTGAAATGTCCTTAGCCCAATCACACAACCCGGAAAGGGTTTGGTCTGTCCCGATAGCCGCATAGAAAAGTTTAAGTAACTCTCTAGCAGTTTTGTCGGAGTCTGCTCCCTGAGCAAGAATCAAAAACTCCATTTTCAAGTCATGCTTTTGCTTTCCGTGACTAGGGCAAATCGCGGAAGGGGTAATGTCCTCCCCAATGTCCTTATAGCAAATGCAAGGCAATTGTTTGTTAACTACCAAATCCGTAGGGTCCAATTTCCACCCGTAGACGTGTCCGGCAAACGACGTTATGGCCTTGAGCGTTGTATCCAGTTTGTCGATTATATCTTGGCGTCTGGAATCGCTCATGGTTGCTCCGTCGTCAACTGGACTTCCGACACGCCCGTTCCGTCCGGAAGGATCGCCCGGATATAGTAGTTCGTGTCGGAGATTTCCAGCAAGTCCCCTTGTTCGTACCCGTTCACATCATCCGTCCTGCAAAGCAGTTTAGGTGATGCGTTTATGATTTGTCCCGAGTAGACATCTTTTGTAGCGGCCGCGTTGTCGAAGATTCCATCGAAGGTCGTCCCGTTAACATCCGAGACTAGAACCCCGAAGTCCTCTGTTTCAAAAAAGACGCTCAAGTCCTCGGTAAACAAATCGGCTCCTTTTAGACGTACTTCAGGGGTGCGCTCAGGGTAGCGGAAACGATGACCGTTCCCGTCACCTGCGGGATCAATTGGATGTATTGCTTACGAGCATCGGGTTCGATGTCGTACTGATACACCCCAGTATCACCCAACGAAGTCCCCAAGACCTCAACGAGAGTCGCAGGAACGTTCGTGTCCCCCTCGTACAGAGGAAGAGTGACCTCATCGGCTCCGGCGTTCGATCCGAAGTTAACGAGAATCAGCCCCTTCCCCGTCAGAGAAGAAATGTCCACAACCTCCCCGGTGATGTTGGTATCAGTCGCGCTTTGCGGTTCCACCAAAACCAACGTGTTCTGACCGTCATAGCAGTTGTTCATCTTTCACCTCGTAGAAGTGGAGGGAGGGTTTCCCCTCCCCCCGGTTAGTTCCTCTTTCGAGGTGTTAGGCCGAAACCGCGCTCGACCATTGGAAACTGGCGGGGCGACGAACGCCCAAATCGACATCGAAGAAGGCGCGAAGCGTCTTGTCCCCGTTGTCAGGCGTCGCGGTAGAGTTCACCATCTCCAACTCCACCATGCCCCAATCGGCCATGATCATATCCGACCACAGGCCGAAGAACAGATGCGAGGCTTTGCAGTTCGGCGTCACCGTGACAGGGGAACCAATCATGCTCTTGGTGTCCATGTCGTAGATAGGCGACCAAACCGTTGAAACCTTCATCTTGTTGTTCAGCACAGCCGCGACCGTCGGAGTCGTGACCCACTTCACGCCGGGACGGTAAGCCTTCGCCGTCTGCAATCCCGTGATGAAGGCCAGGATCTTCGAGTAGTCAACAGTCGTGCAGGTCTGAGCGGTGATCGAAGCATCCGTCAGCGCCTTTGCCAGACCCGTCGGCTGGTTGCTGGAACCCAAACCCTGCGTGATGGCTACGTCAACCGCGTCAGCGATCGCACGAGCCAAATCCCGCAAAAGCATCGTTTCCACGGCAGGAGTCGCCTGTTTGATGAGCTTCCGAGAAACCTCGGAACGCCCACTAACAGTTTTCGGTTGGAGCAACACACGGCCCAAGACCGTAGTGCTGGCCGTAGGCGCCAAAGATTCCCCAACCCAGTAGCCGGTGTGACCCGTGGACAGACGAGGGATGTCCATATCCCCAGTCAGGCCGGGAAGCATCGTCAACCCCAACTGAGGGGCCATGCTCTCGGCATACAGCAGGTCGATGAAACCAGCCGCGTCGTGATTCTGAGCCACGAGATACGCGCCGGTCCCGGAAACCTGAAGGGCGAAGCGCTCCCGAATACGTGCCTGTTCCTCGTGAGGCAGAGAAGCCAGATCCAACTTCCGGCGCTGAATCTCAGCGGGGAGGAAGAAGCTGGAATCGCTACGAGGGGCCTTTCCGACTCGGTTGGAAATGGCCTTGCTCGCCTCGGCTTCCAGACCGTCCAGAGCGCGGCCCTCAAACAGAGCGCGAAGCACCTTGGACACGGAATAGGTTTCCGTTTCCTTCTTCGACAGACCGACCTCGGACGCCGGAGCAATCGGCTTGCTCTGGATCTTCGCGAGGATCTGCATCCCGAAAGCCTCCGGAGAAATACCCTTTCCGACAGCCTCATCGGCCATCGCCTTCAATCCCTCGACGTTCTTGCTGTTCGACTCGCTCATGGCGTAAATCTCGCGAACGCGCTTCTGCTCGCTCTCGCGGGACTCCTTCGCCGTCAAAGCAATCTTCTCCTGCATTTCTTTCTCTTCCACGTTGCACCTCTTAAGATTTTGTTTTTCTTCTTCTTCCTTCGCCTTGAGGATTTCAGAAGCCTTCCGGGCTTCCTCCTCCTTCTCAGCGTTGGACACCTTCCCTTCGACTAACGAGTTTCCCACCTTGGCATTGTTAATCGCGGGAATACTGACCATCGACATCTCGACAGGAAACCAATGCTTCACCCGAAGAATGGGCCTCCCGTCCTTGTCCCCAACCTGCTCTGCGTCCTTTTCGTAATCAGGACGCTCGAAGCCAACTGAAACTTTCGTAACGATCCCGTCCAAAACTTCCTTAAAAATCTTCTCTCCGAGTTCTCCCTTTGAAAACCGGACCTTCGCTTTTCCTTTCTTGTTTCCGAGGTCAATTTTTGCATCCTCGACAACCCCGATGATCTGCTCCCCGTCGTGCATCCAGAGCAGAGGAGCGTTATCATTCAGCCTCGACAAATCCACGCTCCCCGACTCGTGAGCAAGTTGGATATAGACCTCTTTCCAACCGCCGGATAAATAAACCTCACGCGCCACCAAGTCCTCGGTAGAAAACACGAGTTCAGCGGTTCTCTCCTTCTCGTTCACGAAGGAGGAAACTTTTTCAGCAACCGAAGATGCAAACTGCTCAATCTTCGGAGTCGTCTTTTCGTTTTGTTTCAGTAGTTCCATTTCCATTCGCCTTTTCCTTCGGGGCCTCTAAAACAATCCCCATCTTTTTAGCCAGCATTTCCTCGCGCTGGATTTGTGCGTACACTTCCTCGATGTCCCCGCCCTTTTCCTCGATGATCTGAGTCCGGCTCTTGACCTTGAGTTTTAATTCCGTTTCGTTCGCGGAGGCCTCCTGTTGCGGGTTGACGTAATCCCACCGCTTGCAAGACCACGAAGGGTTATTGAATTTTTCCAGTTTCGAGAAGGGCAGGGGTGAAAGCGTCCCGTCCATCAGGCTATACTTTAACCACGCTGTAAAAATCGGGTTCACAAGTTTGTCAACGAAAAGTTTTTGAATGACCTTGAAATATTCCTGATCCTGCACGTTCCCCGCACGGATGGAAGAAAAGTTCACCTCTCGCAAATCCCCCGTCAACGCGGGAACAGACAACCCAATCCCGACCGCGATCATCTGCATGATGCACTTGGAAAACACCTCGTAGGAGTCTGGAATCTCCGGCTTGAACGGGTCCAGGGACCACCCGGAGGGCAAGACCTGCATCGAAAGGGGTTCAATCCTCATCTCGGGTTGATTGTTGGCGTCCTTCCCGGTCCACTTTGCGTCACCCTCATTTTTCAGGAACGCCATTTGCGCCGCACCCGCACGAGCGGAAACCAGTTGCGCCTCGTTTAGCCCGTTCAACTGGTGGAGGGAGTTCATCACGGGCGCGATGGGCGGGTATCCCCGAGTCTGTCCAGGTTCCATCGGAATGAAAAGATGCAGGATTTCACTCGCTGGAATCCTTGTGTAATACCCTTTGAGGTTTTCCCACGGCAAACGGTAGTCAATATCAGAGTCAACGATAATCCAGACCGCCGTCATCCTTCCCCATTGATCCCGCTCGATCCCCATCCTGATTTCGTTCTGCGTCCCGGTCTTTTTCTTATTCAATGAAACGTCAATCCTCGCAGAATCAATCGTTTCGATCTTGAACCCTTCGGGAGAGTTAATCATCCTTACGAACACTTCGCCGTCAACCCCGTAGGAGGTCGCATCCAAAAGCAGGGACTCAATCCAAGACTCTCCACGAATACCGCACGACTCGCACCACTTATACCACTTGGCCTCAATGCTGTTATTCGCGTAGTCGTCCGGAGTTCCTTTGGGGTCCGTGATTTTCGACTGTAGCCTTATACCCGTCGATCCGATCACGTTGCACTTGAAAAGGAAAACGCTCCGGGCCATCAATGGGTTCTCGTGAACGAGAGTCCTCGCCCTGTTTCGGAGTGTGTTTAAATCAGCGTACAGTTTCCGGTCAATCGAAGCAGACTGGGAAAGCCAGTCAGAAACGATGCGCGTTTGTTTCGCCCCGCCGAAATATGTAAACTTCTCTATAGGCTTGAAGATGTTTTTCAGCGTTTCAAACATTATTCGGCCTCGTAGAATTTGCCGCGAATGAGCATCCCATCATCTTCACCGCGCTCTGCTTTTTCTTCCGCTTCTTCGCTCTTGACTTTCGAGGCGTAATAGTCACGCATCGAGAGCAAATCCTTGATAGGTGTTTTACCCAACTGGCGGCTTCCGATGGAGTAGGACAGAACATCGTTCCCCGCCCTTCCCTCTAGTACGGCCTCGATGGACTCAAGGCAAATTCGAGAATGTGTTCTCTGGTCCGTTGTGGAGGTGAGAGGGTCCGGCTTTACTTCAACGCGACCCCTTGCATACATGACGCGCTCGGAGTCCGTGTTAGTCAGGAAGGACTGCCACGCATAGTCACCGGCTGAGTGCGTGTTAGTGTCTGATTCTTCGATTAGGAATGTATCACCGTCAGCCGTTGCGTCTATTGTGAAACGAGTTGCAGGTGTTTTCTCATTATAAAAAACGTAGGACAAATCATAGGTAGAAGCCGGATAGTCCGGTATATCCTTCTCCCATGTCCAAAAATCGCCAGCAACCAAAACGCTCGGTTCGGTTGTCGCAATTCCCATTAATACCACCCCACTCTTGCTATCGGGATTATCGTTCCCCAATGTGGATGGTTAAAGTTTTATTTTACCAATCTGTCGCCCAGTTCCTTTGAGCGGGTAGGGACTTCTTTACCTCCTGCGTTGCCTGAACCTGCCTGAATACGTTCTCCGCGATAGCGTCCCAATCGGGATTTAGTATCAGCATCATTGCGTGTGCATAGTTTCGGATGTCTAGCCCTTCGTTTCGTATCGTATTGTTCTTTTTAACCCACGCCTGATGCGGAAACCCGTTCCTAAACGTGGTCTTTTGCTCCTCCGAGGTAAACTGCTCCATGATGTCGGCTCCGTACTGGACAGGGAAATGGCAGTATCCAGGTCCCGGTTCCGTGATTTTGAGCCTGTTGTAGAGGTCTTCTTTGAGTTTATCGACCCCCAAGGTGAATAACATGCACTTCGACGGCTCGACTGTATTAGGCTTTGACAGGGCATTAACCCCCATCCCACCCCGCCCCTTAATAGCATAGACCCTCCTAAAGTGACGCTCTTTACAGAATTGATATACCGTCTGCGTATGATGCCCACCCGAGTCTATGCCTACAGTAACAATACCCATTTTGTTACCAGATTTCATCTTGTACTCTCGGAGTAATACCCCATCAAGTGCCGCCCAAGGGTCCTGTTGATTAAGGTCCCCGATCACCTGCCCCCACTCGATACCCCAAGACTCGTTGTTCCTCCCGTACCCTATAACCTCCCATTGGAGCATCCCGTCCTGTACGTCCACCCCCGCCACTAGGAGCAAGACCCCCTCTGGTAACTCCTCCGCGGTATAGGGTTCCCTCCGCGTGAGTAAACTGTCAGCCTCAAACCCCTCCCCCTTCACCCTCCAAGTCTCGGCCAAGACCGTATTAACAAAGACCTGACGGCGTAGGGCGTCCCTCGTCCTATCAGTCTCCAAATGCTCAACGACAATATCCTTCCAAGACAACCACGGACTATATAAGGCGTTCAGGTGGAACCCGGCATATTTCGGGTTGTTAGGTTTACAAGTCGCCTTCCATTCCCCCGCCTCAAGCATGGCCTGTTTCTCTCGCTCCCTGATATGCGCTTGGCATCCGTCGCAAAGGTAGTAAACCGTATCTGGAAGATGCTCCCCGGATGGCCCCCGGTCCCATCGAATGTTTCTCCATTCCAACCTCTGAAACAATCCGCACTTCGGACACGGGATATAGTAATACCTTTTATCTGTCTCCTCGAAAGCCGCGCTGATTCTGCATACCCCATCGTTACCAGGACTAGATACCAGAATAATCTTCCGGTTATGAAAAGTGATCGTTCTCTTGAAGGCGAGGGATAGGGGATCCCCCTCCTTCCCCGCCGACTGTTCCCACCTAGAAACCTCATCGCAAATCAGATATCTGATAGGCCGCGAGGCGAGGGACGCCGTGGAGTTTGCTCCCGCTAGGGTGACATGCCCTCCCGGGAACCGCTTATGCAGGAGAGAATTGTCAGCAGACCGTTCTTTGTTATCAGCCAGTTTATTCTTTAGCCTTGGGGAGTCTCGGAACATGGGGGTTAGACGGTCTTTGGAATAGTCCTGTGCCACGGCGAGGGTCGGGTACACGATCAGGATCGGCCCAGGGTCTAGGTCTACCCATGTACCTATAGCGTTAAGTTCTGCCTCAGTTTTCCCCACCTGGGACGCCGCCACCCAAACTATCCCCTCCAGTTCCGGGTCTGATATCGCCTCCATCACTCCCCTCTGGTAAGGTGCTCTGTTCGGTTGCCACCTCCCCGCCGTCGCTGACGACTCCGAGGATAGGCGGCGGTACTTCCTCGCCCATGTGTCCACCGTCATTCGTTCCGGCGGTTGGAATAACCTCATGCTCGTCTGCATCTTCACTCGATAGGCTTCCGTCCCCGCAGGGGTCGAAACTAGCAAGTTCGTTAAGCACTTCATCTATCCCCCCTTGCAGGATCTTCTTAACGTGTCCCGCGCTCCGGTTCTCACATTGCACCGCGTATCTATCGGGGAACGTAAGTAATATCTTCTTTATCCCAATGATGAACCTCTCCGCGGTTCTCCCAACCTCCACAACAGAAACTAGGGTTTTCTCCCGTTCCGCTATTTCCAGTTCCTTCAACCGCGTCATAGCTAGAATCTGTTGTATCTGTGCGTCTTTCTTCGATATCTCAATATCCGGCTTCGTGTTGGGACCGATCATCCTCCGTTTCTTTAACTCCCTAGCCACATCCGCAATCTTGAACCATCTGGATTGTTGCGTTACCGCGCAAGGTGTAAGTGTTTTCAGCACTTTCAGCAAGGTCGGCTTCGACACCTTCAACCGCTTCACGAGGTCAACAGGACGTCCTATCGTCCTGTCCTTTTTAAGGTTGTCTTCGTCTTTAGTTATTTCCACAAAACCCCTCAAGAAAGCGGCTTTTATATCATCCCAACTAACACCAACTAACCATCCTCTGCACCAATGCGTCAAAAAGCCCTGATAAATAAAGACTTATCTGCTCACGAAGGGCGCTTGCGCGTTACC